AGTTCAGGGAGCAGGTCATGTGTATCCTGGAACTCGGCTTCCCGAAGGAGACACAGGTTGCGCTCTTTAGTGCAACCATGCCGCCTGAAGTCGTTGAGGTCGCGAATAAGCTTCTACAGAACCCTGTGCGCATTCTCGTTCCGCCTGAGGAGGTTACGCTTGATGGCATCAAGCAGTACTCCGTTCCTCTACAGAAGGAGGAGTGGAAGTTCGATGCGCTCTGCGACATCTACTCGCAGCTAAATATTAACCAGGCAATCATCTACTGTAATAAGCGGCAGCGCGTAGAGTGGCTCGCCGATAAGATGCTCTCGCAGCAGTTTCCAGTATCGTACATTCACGGTGAGATGGAGGTTGGTGAGCGTAAGCGGAGAATGGCAGAGTTCCGCAGTGGATCTTGCCGTGTTCTAATCAGCACAGATCTGCTCGCCCGTGGCATTGATGTACAGCAGGTTTCGCTTGTCATTAACTTTGAACTGCCGAGCCAGAAGGAGAATTACATCCACCGCATTGGTCGTAGCGGTCGATTTGGTCGTAAGGGTGTTGCCATCAATCTAATTGGTCCCGATGAGATGGCAGCAATCAAGGATATTGAGTCGCACTACGCAACAAAAATCGATGATCTGCCTGAGGATCTGGGCAAAATTCCCCTTTAATTCCCCCTATAATTCCCCCTCTAATCATATAATCCATTCCATTCATCTCTAACAACAATTTGAATTGTAGGAATCCGAATACGTAATTCATTCATATTTTTAGTTTCCTGTTCTTTCTGTGCGATCTCATTAAGGCGTTTATATTCTTCTTGAGTTATTCTGCCTGAATGATCCTTATGAATTTGCGGCAACATATTGGTGAATTCTAGAAATTTTCTCCCAAACCATTCTTTAGCTTTTGTAATAGGTTTCTTTATTTCTAGTTTGAGAGGACCGACAAATCGCCGTACAAATCCAGCCTCAACCATTAGAGTACAGATATATGTAAATTCATTATAAATAAATGAAGCATCGTTTAAGCAATATGGATACCGTTTCACCAGTCTCACCATTTCATTCACAATCTCTGGAAGAATATTTTGTATGCTTTTTTCCTTGTAATACACTTTGGATATATCATCATGTCGCAAAAGTCTTGCCACATGATCATATATAAAACAATAGCATTTGTTGCACATAGTAGTACTGACTTCTACATGTCACGAAGTTTCAAATTTACGGGCTGGAGTCTATGCTTGTTGTACGCGTGCGACTACGTCTTGCGTCTGTAGATACCTGAGGATTCAGATTGTCAGAGACACCTTCCAGAATACGAATATCATGTCTACAAACGGGACAATGTACATTCTGCTGAAACCAGACATCAATACAGTTTGTGTGAAACCAGTGCTCACAGTAATTAATGAGTCGCGCAGGTTGATTATCTTCAATTGTCTCCTGGCAAATTGCGCACACTTCAGTGGGATCATTGGGTGATCCGACACGAGTCGCGGCGATAATTTGTTCCTGAGTTGGTCTTACAACAACAGGTTCCATGAAGTTTCTCGGCACCCTCGGAATGGAAGGTCGCAGAAGAATCTGATAAATTGAGTTTTCGACTGAATTTATATCTCCTAAACCGGCTAAGAGCGCACTAATTACATTTCTTGTTGCGGGGAATTCGACTGTATTTCTTGTGGCAAGCGGCGGAACTGCAGCGGCAACATAAGAAGAAGGCGCGGTATATTGGTTAGGAACTCCAGATGCAACCCTCACAGGCACTGAAGCAGGAGCAGGAGCAGGACCAAAAGCAGAGACAGGCGCAGGTACAGCAGCAGTCCCCTGGTAGCCACTCGCCGCATTATTATAAAGATCAAAACGACGCTGTGTCCTTGCGGAAATATAAGCCAGAACGTCTCTTACCGAGTGAAACGCGTCGGGCTCATAGAGCAGAGCTGGAAAATAATTATGTAGGTCATCCAAGAGACCGACACCGTAGTACGACTCGTAAGAATTATTACGCCAAGCCATTTTTGTATTCCTCTTTACAAGCGAGGAAAGAATCAAATTTTAAAGGCGCTCCCATAAGTAAAACTATGGAAGAGTCCGAACAACATCAAGGAATTGTCGGGCTCGCAAACATCGGAAATACGTGCTATTTGAACTCTGTTCTACAGGCTCTTCGCAATTGTGTAGAACTCACGTCTTTTTTTATTCAAGGACACCAAGAAGAATTTTACAAGAACAAAGATCAAGCTAAACCTAGCATTGCTATGACGAGATCCTATGTAGAACTTATTAAGATGATGTGGGGAGGGAAAAAACCAGCCTTTGTGAGACCGGATGGCTTTTTCCAGGACATGTGCCGAGCCGTTCATAATACCGGATTTGATCAATTTCAGATGCGCATGGCTCACGACAGCCACGAATTTCTAATGTTTCTCTTGGATTCATTCCACGAAAGTATCGCCGAAGAAGTGAACATTACGATTCAGCGTGGTCCGCCTACGAATGAATCGGAGGAAGCAGTTCAAAAGGCACTCGAGGCGTGGAAGCAACAGTTCCAGAAATCCTATTCGCCGCTGATTGATCTCCTCTTTGGTCTCTATCACCGTGAAATGTGCTGCCAAGGATGTCAGAAGAAATCATCCTCCTGGGAAATGTTTAATTGCCTCAAGGTCGCGCCGCCTCTTCAGCCTAGCGCAGATGGAAAGCCACCCACAATCAAGGAACTTTTACAAAAAGAAATGGAAGAGGAGACAATTACGGATTATGCCTGTGATCACTGCAAACCGGCTCGAACAACTGCAATCCGGAAGACAAAACTCTGGAAACTCCCCCGTTGTCTCTTTGTGGTTGTCAAGCGTTTTACACCGGATGGTCGGAAGGTTCAGGGACCTATCTCAGCAAATCACACAGAAAACTTGAATTTTGGAGAGTTTTTCTCAGAGTTTAGCCCAGAGCCGAGTCGTCAAGTAAACTACAAGCTTTACGCTACGGTAGATCATCACGGTAGTACGGGTGGCGGACATTATACAGCACAAGGGGAGAGCCCACTTAATCAAAAATGGTATGGATACGATGACGACTCCACTCATATTTTACAGCAGCCATCCATCGGATCGAGTAGTTATATTCTTTTTTATAAAATTGTCTAGAAAAGATGGGCTGCCTAGAAAGCCGCACGGAGACTCTTTCTCGGAGAAAAGGAGAACTATATGATAAAATAAGGGCTTTACAATTTGGAATACAACTGGATACACGTACGTATGACCGTATTGGACATGGCTTAGTTTTTTACGGAAATTTGGAAAAAAGAATGAAACGAACAGGATTTAATTATCATTTGTACCCAAGAGTAAAAGAAACACTTCTAAAATTAAAAAAAAGAGAAGCAAGTGTTACTTTGCGTTTGGAACAATTAACTAAGTTGATTTCTACTGCTGACCAAACGCTTAGAACTGTTCAAGAAGAATTGGATAGACAATTTTTATAAATTATTCTTCATCATGAGAGTTTCGATGTATTGAGTTAGGAAACTGTTTTAAACAAGAACCTGCTATACGATTTGCCATATTCTCTCTAAGTTTGTTACCGTGCTTTACAGTATCAAGCGCCCACTGAAGATATTTAATTTTCTCTGAAATATAGTGATTGGGAAGTTCAATTGCTCTCTGAAATGCCACTCCTCCTTCAGAGGTAAACCATTCCTTATAACGTTCACGAACTTCATTTAGCAAATCCTCTTTCTCTCCTTGCGATGCAAGACAGAGAAAGGCGATTGAAAGTGACTCATTACTGACCATTTGTTTACAAATGTATTGGGCGCAGCACTACTCAATTTTTTTGGCACTTTTTGCATGCTGCGTACACAGATGCTTTTCATCCGAGTGCGAAGCCTTTCGTGTACACTTCTTGCCATTTAGTTGTACAGCCTGGCAAATATAATAAATCATATGACCCTGTCGCTTCTTTCCTGCCATCCATTCTTTCGAAGAATTCTCAAAGAATGCATGCGTAAATTCACTGGTATCAAACATTTTTACACGCTGGGAAGCGCTGACCGCTTTCAATTTTGTTTAATAATCAACAAATCCCTCCACACGCCCATCCTCTACAAAAACAGTCTTGATACGTCCGAGCATTCCATCCGCTCCGCCACATACACGGAAATGTACGTGCGGCGCCAATTTCCCCTTAATCGGCACTGTGTAGGGCTGCGGAGGACGCACCTTCAGAGTCGCAACGCCCGAATCGTCCCCAACTGCAACACCCGCGTTCTCGTATTTCAAATACGCTTGCTGCCAATTATTGATGTTCTTCATCTTCTCCGCACCGGGCTCAGCCGCCCAATACAGTACCTTGGATCCGGGAGGAACCTGGACCTGAACTTCCATAGTCGCTCCCTGAGGAATGTGCGTATCAAGAATAGCGCACGGCATTACTGTCTCACCTAAGAACGGCAAGTATGTATCACGATTAAACATGATACAGAGTGCTGAGATACCCACTAAAAGATAGATGGTGCGCGTGAGTGTGCTGCGCTTACCCGCCAAGAGCTCAACGGGATTTACACCGACAGCGCCGACAGCGAGCCAATTGAGCGCTCCTACAATAACGAGGAGCATGGCGATTTTGTACGCGAACTTCTGGTAATACATGAAATAAGGATCTGACTGCATCTACCGAGTACTTGGAAATTTGATGCGGCGTTTGACTTGTAGCTGCTACAATGAAATTTATCTTTCTATCAGGTTTCGCAGGATCAGGTAAAGATACTGTGGCAGATGAACTTGTGTCGATGGGCTATGTAAAATATGCGTTTGCGCAACCCATCAAAGAGAGCGTAGCAGATGTGCTCTCTATACCTGTTGAATGGTGCTCGGATCAACAGAAAAAAGCCACGTATAAGACCACGAACGGTCTCACGTTGCGTGAATACATTATTGATGTTGCGGAGAGAGAAAGAAAGAAGGATCCTGAAGTCTGGGCAAAGAAAACTGCGCAGCAAATCAAGTATTCTACTGCCAAGAATATCGTCTTTTCCGATTGGCGGAATCTACATGAGCTCTTTTGTATACAAAAGACATTTCCAGGTTCTGAGATTACCTGTGTACGAATTAAACGGAACGGACAGCATATATCCCCCGTGCCTGATATGACAGAATATAGTCTTCTCGGATTCCCATTTCAATATACGATTGAAAATATAACGGGTGATTACGAGTATTTGACTAAACAGATAAAATCTATTGCTTAATAAATGCCCAAAGCGTGTATGATGGATCGTTGGGGAAAGGGGACCTGTGTACCGAATCCGGAAAAAACGGCAAATACGAGAGAAACTGAGGACAAATTGAAGAAACTTATAGCAGAGCGCGAGCGTCTAGATGCGATGTTATACGTGCGCAACGATGACCTCACAGTTTCTAAGCATTTGCCTGGGAAAACTAGTGAAAGTAAGTAGCCAATTGTAGATCCATGTTCCGTGCGCAACAATAAGGACCGTTCCATCAGGATATTTATTTTTAATTTCCTCTGTAAAAGTCGTCTGATGCTCAACTGAGCAATCAATTGGATTAAAGAACGGATTGACTACACCAACATTTTCAGTATTCCAGGCAGATGGGCAATCCGCACACACAATATCGCGCTCCAAACGCTGGTCACATGAATTCATTCCCTGTGGCTGCTCGATTGCGCGATCATCTACAATGACAGGTAGATCTCTAGAGGCTGGATACGCACCGAGAAGAGTGGCACGTGTCCGCCTCATAGGAGAGCAATAGATGGCGTCGAAGTTGTACTTTGCGAGTTCTTCTTGTGCGGCAGCAGCTTGTTGTATACCGACCTCTGTTAGTTCAGCGTCAATGTAAATTGGATGCGTCCATTGTTCAGCCCCTCCAATATTGAAGAAATCTACATTGTGAGTCCCTTGAGCGTGACGCATAAGAACAAAAGTTGTAGGCATTTTATTTTACTAAATAAAATTGATTGCCAGCCATAATTCAAATTTACTTAGTAGAAACAATGTTTTCACGCCTGGCTTTGCTCGCTTCTTTCCTTGCTGCTGCCACTGCCGAATACGGATGCTCATCTTTTGCTCAACTCACTCACACATCATCGGGATGTCCTGCGAATCAAGGAAATCCCGATTGCTCGTTTATTCAAGCTAATGCCGCGCAATTTTGCTCCACGACTGCAACAAGCTGGGAAATTATCAATGGACCGAATTGTAATCTGCGTGGAGCGAGTTATGGCTGTATCTACGCCGCTGGACTGTATTCTACGACAGACCAGTTTTGCTGTCCTCTCATTGTCACGGGTGGGGCGCCTAATGTTACAGTCACGGCGTCAGGCTCGGCGTCTGCATCAGCGTCAGCGTCAGCGTCTGTGTCAGTCACAGCGACAGGTTCTGTGTCAGCTACAGGGTCAACATCAGTGACAGTAAGTACATCATCTAGTCCCAGTTCTAGCGCTAGTGCTTCGGTTACAGCGACGGTGACAGAAACAATAAGCACATCATCTAGCCCTAGTGCCAGTGCTTTGGCTACAGCGACAGCGACACCAACAAAATCAGTACAACTTCTTACAAACTTTACACACATACACAATCTATCAGCTGTAAATCAAGATAAAATTCTCACACAAACTGAAACAATCGGTATGGGAATTGGTATCAGTATCGGTATTATCATGTTACTGGGTTGCTGCTATTACGTCTGTGTAATTGTTCGTAGAAAGAAGGAGGTAGAGAAGCTAGAACTAGAGCACCCTACACAGGTACGGTCACGTCGCACCTCTAAACTAGAAATCCGAGCCCCCACAACACCCAGAGCTGAGTCAAAAGTATAAACAGTAAGTAGATGTCTCAAAGCGCAGAAAAAACACATATGAATCTCGCCGAATATAAATTAAAATTTGTACATTCCTATTTTTTTGTTCTTCTCATTTCTTACTTATTGGCTATTTTCCTCGTATATCCCAAATACGGTCTTCTCTCAATTGGACTTCAATTAACTTTTCTGAACTTCTATGTCTATGGAATCCATCGACTCTCGCATAACATGCCAAGCATCTTTGTGAATTATCATATGTATTCACACCATAACAAGAAGCTTGGGCTCCCTAGACCCGTCGAACTCGCCTGTGAATTCTTATGCGATTTTTCATGGTTTCTTCTTTTAATGGCTGCGCAGTACTTACTCAAACTTGATATCTTGAGTAATACACTCATTCTATTCATTGGGCTCTGGTACTCATCTGTACATGTTCTCAACTTATCTCTTGGTGATTCCAAAGAACATAGAATTCACCATACCGACATCGACTATAACTACGGACCGCCCTACATTGATATTCTGTTCGGAACTCTAAAGACAGAAGTAAATAGCGACGAAAATGATAAAATCAAAAACGGCGTTATTATATTTTTCTTTCTGAAATTATTTCAAACACTTAAGTAGATGAGTTCAAATAATATTACGGCGATTATGGCGCGTTTAAATAAGATAAATGCCAATATTGCTAATTTGAAAGGAGAAACAAGAAAAAAAATGAATTTAAAAATCAAGTCTATGGATGAAGAAATAAAAAATTTAAAAGGATTAGTTAATTTGTACAATACATTGGCGAAGAGGGAGCAATATAATGTACATGAAATGGAAAAGTATGAAAAACTTATGAGAGATGCTCAAAGACAATTATTAATAAAAGAAAAAGAAAGAAAAGAACTATTAGCAAATCAAGCTGGTGGCAAACGAAATAAAAAGTCAAGACGCAAGACAAGGCGCAACTAAATTACTTCAAACTCAGACGAAACTTCTTGCCTGACATCTCATTCTGTAAAAATAGAACAAAAATCTTGAGAAAACCCAAGATGACTCCAGCCGACAAAATAAAGGTTTCATATTTTGCCGTCTTGCCGCATTTTTCAACAGGTTCAAAAATCGCACATACGACCTGACTAAACGAAGGTAAAATATCACCATTGATTGACTCGTAACCAGTAAAAATACATCCTTGTACATAATTACAGAGTTCTAGCAGAATAAAAATGCCAATCGTCACTAAAAGTAATGTGTAAGGATTCGTTGAAAAGAGAATCGCGTACGCATACACACTAACAATCAATACATGAATAATGAAAAAACTCAGTGATAAAAGACGTAAACCAATAGGCTTCGTCTCCATTTGATTTACTGTATTTTGTAAGATTTCAGGCAGTGACGGATAAATGACAACAGTACTCATCTACTCTTATCATTTAAAAATATAAGCTCAGATAAAAGACACATGATTTCAAGAACAAATGCCGTTTATTTAATTCTTGTTCTCAGCATCCTCACATTATTCGTATCAAACCAAGTTCAAACTGTGTACGGTGATATTATTCCTAAGAGTCAGTTTGATTTTCTTACTGCACTTGCGTTTTTCATTCTAGCAGTTACACTTCTGCCAGTAACACGCAACTACATTTTACGGGCTTAATGGTCGGAGACATAAATGAGTGGTGGCAGAACAAACAGTTTATCGTAGCCACGCGCAATCATAGACGCGTGAAACGGAACGTGCTCGCACAAAACGGGGAAATTGTAGCCAGAGCAACTTCTGTAGAAGAGTTCCTTATCAAAAAAATAGATGCCTTGTGACACACCCTGTATGTGTGTTGTCGGCTTTGCCTTCACTTTCTTTACATAGGGGTGATCGGGATTCTCTTTCATAATCCTTAGATTCAGAGTGTGTAGATCCTGCGTGGGACCAGCGCTGTATCGCAACCCGCGTATACAACTACTTTTGTAGATTCCGAGTCCACCGAATGCGCTCAACACAGGTATCGGCTGCGCATCGAAAGGAATTTGTACTATAACACTCTTGTACTTGAATTCAAAGATCTCTTCACCCAGCAGCTCAGCACCAAATGGATGTTGTGTATCCCGATAGGCATACGCATCATAGTATTTCATTGTTCCTCCAGAGAGTCCGTTAGCAAAGAACGCATGTGCGCCAGCAGGAAATGATTTACAAAGAGACACGAGGCAATCTACAGGAAACGTTGTGGGGATGTCCGGATCAATGAAGATGGTCAAATCCTCTTCCCCGACACCCATTCCCCAAGACTCCATCCATTCCATAAGTTTGTTCCGAGCCGCAGAAATGGCTTCCATCCGACAAGGTAAATTATCATAGGTTCGTGCATATCCCTGTTCCAAGAGAAACTCTTTGGAAAAGTCCTCGCATTTTACATGAACGCGTTTATCTATGGTTGCCCAGTCCTCTAGAAGTTTCTTAGTGTTGTCCGAACTATTGTTTTCGTAAATGAAAAGTTGTAACTCGGGCAACGAATCAAAAAGAGAATACATAAGTTGTTTAAAAACCGGAAAGGATCTTTCTAAATTACGCGTGACCGCTCCACAAAAAAGAGTCATCTTGCTTCTTTTTTATGGTTTTATGGTTTTAAGTATCAACAGTATTGATTACGCATTGTTTTGCGATTTTTTCTGTTTGATCTCTTTGTTTTTCTTTTTCCAGCCACTTGTCCAGCGGGCTGTGCTTGAATAAAGCGATTAAGTTTGGCTTGTTGATTTCTTATTCTTGCCATTAGATTGTTAATATTATTCAACTCTTGCTCTGCCTTATTTGAATTCCTTATTATTGGCGCTACTGGTGCGGGTAAAGGCGCAGCTTGCCTTTTGTTGAATAATTTCTTACAGTATGATGTATTGGTTTCATGAGCGTAAATTATCGTTCCATTTAAACATTTTTCTCCCATTGATTTTAAATATCTGTATGGTCTATGTCTGGGTGGTAAACGACCGTTTGCATTTGGAACGTCAGATCCACAGTTAAACTCAAATACTCTTTTAACATCAGCGTCAGAGGAAAAAATCTTGTATTCTAAAGGATAAGTTTGACTTAAATTATCTAAAAATCCAATTTTGCTTAATTTTGTGTCATTAAGTTTACTATTAACATCATACTCCATCAATGCCTTACCACAAAAAAAAAGTACTATCAAATTAAAAGGAACATTACCAAAGACACCTCTTTCATATAATTTTTCTTTTAATTCCCTTATACCAATATCATCGTAGTTCCATTTTTTTTGGTTGTAATTATATAAACAGGGTAATGAAATTGTTTCTATATTGCCTTCAGCTTTACCATTATGATATATTTGTAATTTTAATTCAAAATTTGCTTTAGGACCAACTAATGATTCTTGCCAGAACGATTGCGGTATTGGTCTACAAAAATCGCTCATACTCTAATATATATTTATTTAATTTACGTGTACAAATGTGCTATGCTCTGATCAATCGGCTTCTTCTTCTTCAAGAATAAGTCCACGTGCTCCTTCTTCAGAACAAACGGCAGATTGAAGTTGGGAATGTGAAACGGCAGTTCCTTCGTGTTAAACATGCGGAGCATATTGACCTTCTGGGTAATCTGCTCAATACACCGCTTTAGCTGTCTCACGCCCTTCTCATCACCAGCGTGCTCCCTGATGACATGCTCAAGAATCTCCTTACTGATGCCGACCTTCTCATTGAGATTGACCTCCTTGAGTGCAGCAGGAAGAAGGAAGTTCTCCGTGATTGCCAACTTCTCTTTCGGATTATAACCCTCCAGCTCAACCACCGTCATACGATCAAGAAGAACCTTGTCAATCTTATTCAGGTCGTTCGCACTGAAGACGAACATCACCTTGCTGAGATCAATGGGTACACCCGACAAATACTTGTCCTCAAAGTCCTCGTTCTGGACAGGATCCGTAAGGTGGATCAGAAGATTCTGTACCTCCTCGCCCTTCGGAGTCGCGCTAATCTTGTCCAACTCGTCAAACATGAGAACCATGCTCATGCTCTTCGCGGCAACGACGCTGTTAACAATCTTACCGCAATGACTGCTCTCGTAGACGAGCTGGTGACCCGTGTAGGTTGTGGCATCAGAGTCACCACCGAGGCTGATGAACTGGAAGGGCCAACCGAGCGCTTTCGCAATTCCGTTCTTGATTAGACTCGTCTTACCAATGCCAGGCGGACCGCTGAGAAGAAGCGAGAGACCACGACCACCCGGATTCGCGATCTTCGTGGCGATGAATTGAAGGATCTGCATCTTCGCCTCCTCCTGACCGTAGATGGCTTCCTCCAGATACCTGCGAGCCTTCTGCATGAATGCGCCGCAGGTCTCCTGACCATCCTCAACCTTGATCGGGATCTCCTTATACAAGCCGAAGGGGATGCTCGTCAGCTTCTCTAGCCAATTCCGAAGCTTGAAGTATTCGCCACTGCTTCCATCAAGTGACTGAAGACTGTGGTACTTACTGAGAACCATCGTCTGCGTCTCAGCCGGAAGCTTCATAGAGAGAATCTTGAACATCAGAGACTCCTCAGGCGTTGTCGGCTTGCGCTCAAGTGTCTCAATGATGCGACTCTGCTTCTCCGCACTAAGACCCTTAAACTGATCAATCTGATCATCAATGGTGTTCTCTTCATAGGGCTTGCTGATGAGCTCTACAAACTTCTTGACCTCCTTTGACTCCTTCTTCATGTTGTGACGCTTGGGCACCATGCGTTCGGCAAAATCGTCGCCGAATCCACCGATGCTGATCTGGAGACCATTCATCTGGATATCATCCTCATCCTCATCATAATCCTCATCTTCCTCATCGTCCTCATCGTCTGCTTCGCTTGCATCCTCTTCTTCCTCCTCTTCCTCTTCATCTTCCTCCTCACTCTCCTCAACAACCTTCTTCCGCCGAATCAACTTGTTCTTCTTTTTCTTCGGGACCTCCTCCTCTTCCTCCTCGTCCTCATCCTCTTCTTCACTCTCCTCCACAACCTTCTTGGACTTCTTGGGAGCGAACTTCTTCTTGAGTGACCTATGATTACGCAAAGACCGCTTCTTTGCGCGCTCCTTAATCTTCTTCGCAAGAACAATATCATCCTCCTCAGAATCGGTCTCAGAAACGAACTCCGACTCTGACTCATCTGACACAATTAGTCCACGAATATTGCCTTTGCTGTCTACACTATCGTCATCGTCCTGAGGCGCATTACGCTTCAAGGACTGTTTAGTAGGTTGCCTGCGACCGGAAGACTTATCGTTCGTGTCGCTGGAATCCTTCTTGGCATTTCCGCCGCCGCTGCGAGTTTTTGCCATTCTAATCTTCTTATCTGATTTCATTTAGTCAACAATTCCGTAATTATCCGCCCCCGCGCTCGCCCGCTCAATTTTTACGCTCAGTGCTTGCGATTGCGACGTGTACCCTTGCGATTGCGGCGCGTGCTGCGACGACCACCCTTGCGGCTCTTGCGTGTCAAGCGACGTCCGAGATTGCCAACGGCGGCATTCATCTCGCTCGTCACACCACGACCCAAGCGCTCAACGCCATTGATACCCTTTCCAACAACTCCCTTCGCGGCATTAGTAACCGCGCCTACTGACTTCTTTCCCGCGCGTAAGATGTGTGAGATCGGTGAAAATAATCCTGAAAAAACACGGAGTCCACGACGAGTTCCACGAGCCATTCTAGTGTACGCCGAGATTTAAATTACAAGAATGTCGTGAATATCCATTAAGAGAAAGCGAGCCTTTGAAGAGAGACTCGGGTAGGTCTTGTCTCGCAAATGAATGAGCGTATCTAAGAGTCCGCGGTTCTCCGAAAAGATCTTCTTGCGAATTGTCGCAAAGAATTGCGAGGAGGGCGACTTTAGAACCCTAGACATACGCAGCATACAATCTACATATTCCTCAATGAGCGCGCGTTTCTCATCAATTCTGCCGTATTTATCGATGAGTTCAAAGAGAGTCTTGAAGATCATGGTGAGGCTCTCAGCCGGAAGGATCTCAAGCGCAGTGAGTTCTGCTAGAAATTGACTATATCCGTGTCTGTATTTCTTCTCCAGTGTCTCCTTTTCGTACGATTCTTTTGTATTGGATGTCTTTGTTGAATCAATGTCCTCGAAGATCTCCATGTAATTTCGAAGGAGGATCTCCATCTCGACGAAGATAATTGTATATTTCTTACCAATCTCTGAAAGAAGCTGTGCATAGAGTGGACAGTAGATCTCCTCTGCTGCTGCCTTTGAGAAGACCATCATCATAAAGTCACGTACAAATTCACCGACCTTCTCGTTTTTGTCATCACCGAGAATCTGAAAGAGGAATTCACGAATTTCATTGTAGGTTGACTGTCCAAACTTGTTCAGCTTGAGACGAATGATGCGATTAAGAATCTTCTCCTCAATGTCGGCGGCTGAGTTCTTGAACCGACTCTGATAGCGAATAGGAGGGAGCCGCGGCGGGGGAGGACCAGCTGATGGGTCAACTACTTGACTGGTGTTCCTGTGATATTGATTGTTTGTAGGAGGACCCCTGTAACGAGGATCGGGACCCTGCTGCCTGCGAAACTTATTATGATATGCGCCACCAGTCGCATGACCAACATTTGGAATCATATGAAGATCATTATTACCGTTATGACCGCCACCATGTCCACCGTTATGACCACCGCCATGACCCCCGCCATGTCCACCACCATGACCACCGCCATGTCCAGCACCCCCGCCATGACCACCCGGTCCATATCCCTTGCGCCAATCCGGGACAAGTACCGAATTCAGATCAAGAACCCCCTTCAAATTCCGGATCTTCTCTTGAAGACTGGGTTGTGCTGTTCTTGCCTTGCTCCTTAAGCCAAGAACAGCAGCTACCAGCGAGACCTCCGAAGAACTCATATGTAAACTATCAGACATTTTTTTTAAGTTGATGTTTATATGAAGCAGTCGCCGCGTTTCAAATTTTGTTTTCATTTTACTTCCTTATATAAACATGAGTACATTAACGACACTCATTAAAGATTCAAGAGCAGCAGAGCTTGTAGAAACTCTTGAATTTCAAACTGAGTGTGGGAAACGCCAATTCTTACATGACCTTGAGACACCACTCTCGCACGATATCAATATTCTGAAAAGAAAACAACAGTCAATTCAAGCTGAGCGTTCTCACGCAACAAATGCGGCTGTATTTGAACTTGTAAAACAATCTGAAGTGACACTCAAAGATGTTCTTGATCCCACGTCTCTTGATAAAGAATCCGTGGAACAAATTCTCTTCTCAGGGTGGGCGCCACTGGCGATTCTAAATACAATCCCCTTCTGTATTTTTTTCATCAGCATGTGGAAACAGTATGTAATGCCTATTCTCGCAATTTGTATGCCATTTCTCTTCTTCTTTGGACCGTATATAACTATGCGTCATGTGTACAAGTTTGATATATCATTTGATGCTTATCTTAAAATATTTTTTCAAGCTATCGGTGTAAACCAAAAAATGGATATGAAACAAATTGTACAACTCCTCGTGAGCTTTATTTCGATTGGACAATCTATGTACCAACCTGTTCAGAATGCTTTTCACATTCGTAAGATAGACGGTGATCTTCAAGAGAAGGGGCGTGCTGTTCTCCAATTGAAAAGTGCATTGAATACCTTATATCCAGGGCAACCTGAGAAGAATCCACTCGCTGATCTTGATGAGAAAGATATACTACGCTCTTTTGCTGAGTGTTGGGATCTGCCTTTTCGTCTTCGTATTGCGTTCCAGAATATTGGTGAAAAGGAGGTTCTCTATCGTCTAGCCAATTGCGAGTCATTACGTTTAGTGTCATGGAATAAGAAGGGCGCCGTTCTTTTTAAAGAAGCGGCGAATCCTTTCCAGGCTGACTCTGTTCCGTTCTCTGTGTATTTGAAAGATGGAAAGCAACATTGTATCTTAACTGGACCGAACGGTGGGGGTAAATCCTCTTTCATGCGGAGTTTGTTATTGAATATCCTCATGGCACAAAAGTTTGGACTCTTTTTTGGCGGCAGTGATTCTGTGGCATCGCTCGATCCCTTTGAGTGGATCGCGAGTGGTCTACGTCTTGAAGATACTCCTGGTCTCTTATCGTTGTTCGAGAGGGAAGTCCAGTTCGCCGCGCAGACACTAAAGAAAGGCGGTCGTGGATTCCTCATTTTTGACGAACTGTTTCACAGTACGAACCCTCCAGATGGAGAGAGAACGGCAGATCTTTTCTTAGAGTCCCTCTGGACAAAGAGAAATCTTACGAGCATGATCAGTACACACGTGTTTTCTCTGGCGGAGTCGGCACCAACTCATGTACTCAGACTTTGTGTTCCAGCTAAAAAAATGGAGGATGGATCACTTCACTTCGATTACACAGTACAGCAAGGAATTTGTAAAGTGAGCAGCGTGGATTTGGTTTTTGAGAAATGCGGATTCCCCCGTTCCCGGAAAACCTGAGAGGAAAGGAGAATGGCTACCCTAAGTGACACACTGACCATGGGCATCGTACTCGCGGTTGTGCTCGGCTCACTTTTCTTTTACTTGTACACACGTCTGCTCCAGGTTGAAAAGAGAATCAGTTTAACGGAGAATATTTTACTGGATTTGAAGATGGCGACGGAGAATACTCTAATGATGATGGGTTCAGCGGCGTCTTCTTCGCACATGTTCTCAGAGCAGGAGGATCAGACTGAGCATGTAGAGGCTGTATCTGAGGCGCAGCCGCTCCAGGAGCAGGAGGTCGAGGAGATCAAGGAGGAGGACTTCTACAAATCAGTCCTCCAGAATGCGCCCGTCGAGCCTACGGTCCCTGCCGCTTCCACTAAGATGGAAGCGAACTATGAGGCACTCACGAAGAAGGAGCTCCAGGAAGCCTTGAAGCAGCGTGGAATAACCCTTCCGAAGGGTGCTGGACGCAAGGAGATGATTGATGTGCTAAAGAAGAACACTGCCGCATCGTCTTCTGTTGCGGCGACTGTGCCTGCGCCTCTTGCGGCACCTCTAGTACCAGAGCCTGGAAGTGAGTCAGCCCTGTCCGCAATGGATGGCGCCGAACTCATTGAGTAATATTCTTTGAATAGTGTAAATGGACAGCAAGTTCTTTCGCAAAACAACAGATCCGAATTATTACGCGAAGTCACAGCATGCGGAACCGAGAATTCAGCCGACTAACCGCTTGTCTCTTCCGACACAAGATACTCGTTTCCCTGGCTATGCCGCCGCAAAAGCTGAGGACGGTCGCATGATCACAGATTATAGACCGCGGTGCAGTCAAAATGTTCCTGCTGGAGCCCAATATGCTACAAAGAACTGGATGGTACACGAGGCTGATTCTATTATTGAGGTGTCAAGAAAGAGACAAGCTACCTATACGGGCGCCATCTATGGAACTGACAATTCAGTTGTTCCGCGCGCAGAAATGGCTGTCAAATGTGTGCCCATGGGTTGCGAATTTTCAGAAGTCGCAGCTGGTGGCATTGGTGTTGAACGCATGGATAAGGCACCTGAACTCTTTGGTACCTTCAGCTTTCCGACATTGTCACCACCGCCCGCCCCGAAGACGGCTCTAACCACGCACTTTGAAGGTGGTCGTAACACAGTAAGAGGACAGACATACCGTCCTCTTGGTAATGGTCCTGTTCCGAGTCCTGTATAAATTCTAATAACTATGTAAATGGATTCAAAAGCACGAAAACTTCGTATTCATGCTTCTGCAAAAAACAAAAACAACAACAAAAAAAAAAACAAGAACAAAAACACGCGTAAAACGCCGCGGGCGCCGCCGCCTTCACCTATGATTCTTTCACCCAGATCTCTTTCATCTATGTCTCTTTCACCTATGTCTCCTCAACCGAAAACGCCGAAAACACCGAAAACACCGAAAACGCCCAGAACTGTAAGGGCACAACGGCTCGCAGAACACTATCCAAATACAAGAACAATGGTTGAACGAGGTCATTCATTCAATTCAAATAGCAATACTGCAGAAATGTCTCAAGAAGAATTCTGGGATCTTTTAGAAAAAGAGCTCGGAACTTCAATCTAAATACACAACTCACTACAGAACAGATGCCTGAACTAACAATCTTATCATTTGATATTGGAATCAAGAATCTCGCATGGTGTCTTATGAGACGCAATACAGATATAAGTGGATCCCAATATCAAATCATCGGCTGGGAAAATGTAAATATCTTGTCAGATGGTCCTCCAGCTGCCAAGGTGACATGTCACAAATGCTCTTCCAAAGCGACGCACTCAGCAAATGAGACCTTATCATGTGGTCGTCATTGTCCAACAGAATTCCCCGCATTCCGCGATCTCAGTGGAACTGCTCTCAAAAAAATCCCCGCTATGAAGGAACTCAAGGTTCTCTTTGCGCAGCGTGGTCTCGCCGCACCGAAATCCAAGGACGATGCCACGAAGAAGCTAGCAACTATTTTTTCAATGCCCGTCGAGGTCAAGAAAGTCAAGAAAGCTGTCGACAATGAATTATCTGTTTTACATGATGGAATACGAAAGATGATTTTGGAGAGGAAGGCGCTCTTTTCACAGGCGGGCGCAATTCATCTAGAAAACCAGCCCGTTCTCAAAAATCCAACTATGAAATCTGTACAGATTCTCTTGTTTGCCAGCTTGCGTGATCTCTTACAACCGATACCGCAACTCAGACTGATTCACGCAGGAGTCAAAGTGAAGGGTGTACAAGCAGGCGACGCAGGCTACAAGGAGCGTAAGCAGGGCTCCGAAGCAGCCGCGAAACAACTTCTTACAGGGACCACGGTAAAGGACGCAGCAACCTGGAAGGCATTTCTCGAAAAACATACAAAACAGAACGACTTAACAGACGCATTTTGTATGTGTATTAATGCCCTAACGTGAAGAACGCGTTAATTTATATTCTTATTTATCTATTTACAAGTACAGAATGGACAAATGGAATAGCTGGTATAAAGATTTAAAAAAAGAAGATATTGGTTCATTTCGTTATAGCGATACAGTCACTTATCAATTAGGATATGATTTTTTGAAGGATTGTACTAATATTGAAGATTGGGGATGCGGAACAGGTGGATTTAAACGGTTTTTTAGTAGAGAAAATTCTGATAAGTACATTGGTATTGATGGTTCAATAACACCATTCTCAGATATTAAAGCAGATTTGACTCAATATACTTCAAAAGTTGATGGGATATTTATGAGGCATATATTAGAACATAATTATGAATGGGAAAATATATTACATAATGCATGTAAATCTTTTAATAAAAAGATGTGTTTAATTTTATTCACACCTTTTAGCGAAAATGAGACAAAAGAAATAGCGCATAATTTACAACATGGAGTCGATGTTCCTGATTTATCGTTTAATAAAGATGAATTAATTAAGATATTTACATCGTATAATATAAAATTCAAATTAGAATCTGTAAAGACATCTACAGGTTATAACATTGAACATATTTTTTACTTAGAAAAAAGAATAGATTTAGCATTTTATACATGCTTTTATGGCAGTGATACAAACAGTGCATTTCAAATACCAAAATTACCTTCATTAAAGTATAATTGTTATTACTATACAAATAATAATTTAATGATGTTAAAATTAAAAGATACAAACTGGATCGCTATCTACGATGATAAGCCTACAACTGATGATTTTATTGAAAGTTGTATGGCAGGAAAACATATAAAAACATCACCACACGAATATAAAGAACTACAGGATTATTCATATTTATGTTTTTTAGATAGTAAACTAGAAAAAGTGAATGAAACATTTGTAGAAGACTATATTAAAACATATTTTATAGAGAAAAACTATGCCCTTTTATTACGAAAACATCACTTTTTAAAAAAAGATAAAATAAGTGTTTGGGATGAATATCATCAAAGTATGTGGCAAGAAAGATATAGATTAGAAACTTCAAAATATATAAATTATATAACGAATCAAACAAATAAAGGATTGGCTGATATAACAGACTATCATTGTATGTGTGGATTTTTAATACGAAATATGAAACATGAGAAAATAAAAGAACTTAATACTACTTGGTATCAACATATACAAGAATGTGGTATTCAAGACCAAATCTCTTTTTTCTTTGTAAAACAGCTGTTTCATGATTATATTTATTCATTCAGTGAAATTCCATTTATTCAATCTTAACATAAGAGCAAATCGGATTTAAAATACTTATCGATCGGTCCGCTAGAAAAGCTTGCGTCCAAAAAACAAAGATGAGTAACTTCATACGTATTCCCCTCGGGAAGAATACGCGTCTCGATAATATCAACAACATTGGTAGGAAATGAACTATAGAGTGGGCTCCGATATCCTTTTTTTTCTAAAAAAACGGATATCTGAAATAAACTTGACACATTCATAAAAAACACAACGTAATCGCCATTTTGCTCGAAATCAAATGGACTTAATAACTCTTCTAAAAAATCGATGTCATCGATATCAGGATTCACTTGAAAAAGCTCTTCTACAACTTCGCGGACTGCTGTTTGAATGGATGTCTCAGTTCCCCGTCGTTTTCCCCCAAATCCACTCCACGCACCCAAAGAAGGATTCCATCCGCTCAGGAATTTAGTGTCATATTGAAACAAGATCCCAGCTGCGCTAAAACTCATCAGCCTTCTTTATCGGGGGACTTTAGAAAATGCTAAAAGCCGCGATACAAATTTCTGGGGAATTTCGCTGCCTTCATCTTACGAAAGAGTCATTTGAAAAGAATATGCTACAGGATCTACAAAAGAAAGGCTACGCCGTTGATATCTTTGTACATTGCTGGAAGCGCACTGAGACATCGCTCGGTACATATCCCTTCGAAGGACGTGGCGATTGGCACAAGACAATGGCGGTCTTTTCCAACCAGGATGGTGTCACTCTATTCAAGCCGACCTCCTACCTATTTCAAGAACCCGATGAAGTTTCCGTATTGAAAGATAAAAATCGTTTTGTACACATGTACTATTCTATTTTCATGGCGAATCATTTACGAAAGCTACATGAAACAAAAACGGGCAGCAAGTACGACCTCGTGATTCGGTATAGAACCGATTGTATTGTAAATGAACCTCTCTTAAAAGATTTACCGACGCAGTCCTCGTTTCTAGTCATTCCTAGATCAACCATGACTTACAATTGCGACGGACCGTGGAACGATGGCGACGATAAACATGTATGTGATTGGCTCGCATACGGAACACCCGATTGTATGAATACGTATTGTGACACATTTGTTACATGGGTTACCGAGAATCAGACACCTGAAGGCGAGGCATGTCTGGCAGTCCATTTATCACGTAAGAATCAGAAAATCATACGCTCCGACTTATCTTTTTTCATCATTGAAGGAAACGGGCAAATACGAGGAAAACTACGTAACGCGTAATGTTCTCATTTAAAAGAACTTTGAAAAACGAAGAAGAGAAGCATGGCTGGTCGTAGCGTAACGATTCAGGAAATGGAGGATGTCTCTCGGAGTTTCGGCGGTCCGGATTTCAACCTAAGCAGCGATGTAGGTAATGTAATAGATATAACGGACAACTCCGACGTGCTAGGTTTAAACATGTTGGCGAATCAGTCGAAGATTTCAATTGGTGCTAGAGAGGGCTCTACAAATGGCGGCGGCGGTTCATCCTACAATCCTCCGCAGCAGATCCAGGTTCCGATGGAGAGCTCACCGATGTCTGATATTGAGCTGGCTCCCCTGGAGAACTTGGATACGATTACACTTGATGTAGGTGGTGTTGGCTCTGGACCTGCTGTACAGATTAATCGTGATCAGGGTCTCTACAGTAATTCACAGTCAGCGTCAGGTCCCTCTGTGAATCTGACACCTGCGCAGGTTCACCGCAATCCCGAGGAGGAGAAGAAGGAGAAGATCGAGTACTTGAACAAGCTCCAGCGCTTGGAGCAAAAGGGATTTCCCGTATCAAAGCGTTTTACAATGGACAATAACCTCGATGAGATCAAGCAGGAGTTTAATCGCCTCGTGGATGCGCGCAATCTGGAGAGCTCTCTGCGCTTCCAACGCCAGGCGCTCATGGGTGTCGTGACAGGCATGGAGTGGATGAACAACCGCTTTGATCCGTTTGATCTCAATTTGGAGGGCTGGTCCGAGTCTGTACATGAGAATGTAGAGGATTTCGATGAGATCTTTGAGGAGCTCTATGACAAATACAAGGACCGTGGTAAGATGCCGGCTGAGGCGCGTCTTGTCATGGCGCTCGCTGGATCCGGTTTCATGTGTCACGTCAGCAATACGTTCATGCGTCAGCGTCTTGGACAGGGTATGGACAATGTCTTGAAGAACAACCCTGATCTCGCGCGCCAGTTCGCTGCTGCGGCGGCAACGGAGGCGGGTCCTGGCTTCGGTAACTTCATGGGCATGGCGATGGGTGCACCACCGCAACCTGGTCCTTCTGGTCTAGCGCCTCCTGCTCAGCAGCAGCAGCCGACGGGCGCCTTCTTCGGTAGCTCCAGGCAGCAGGGCGCAGCGACCCCGCAGCCTTTGTCCCCGCAGAATATGGCAGCCGCTGAGCCGCCGCGCACAGCTCGTCGTGAAATGAGGGGACCGAGTGGCGTGGACGATATCTTGAAGACATTTGAGGAGGTGCGTCGCGCTGAGGCGGTCGGTGGTTTTGAGCCGCCGCCGATGAGCATGGGTCTTCCGCCCGCCATGAACCAGCCCGCAGTCCAGATCGCGGCTGAGATGGAGAGTGTACACAGTGGTGACCTCGGCAGCACGACGGAATCGACGCGCGGTGGTGGGCGCGGGCGTCGTCGTAGACAGCCTGTCGGCAACACATTGGCGATAAATGTGTAAGATAAGTAGGATGAGCGTAAATAATTCGGTAGATGTACAAAAAGGTCCAATTGCTGTCTTCACATTTGGACGTTTTCAACCCCCGACAAGTGGTCATAAATTACTCATTGATGCTGTATCAAGAATAGCGACAGAGAATGGCGGTGATGGATATATTTTCGTTTCAAGTAAACTAAATAGCGCTGGACATAGAAATGTACAAGCAATTACACGAAACATGAAGAGAACAGGAAATTTTAAATCAACTGGTAATAATGAGAATCCACTCACAGTTGATGTAAAAATGATCTATTTGAATAAAATGTACCCAAGCGATGAAAGAGACATTCGTTTTATCAATACAACGAAGTCAGACTGTAGAAATGTTCCTTCCGTGTTTCAAAAACTCTTTGATGCTGGCTATACAAAAGTCATTATGGTCGTCGGTAGTGATCGCGTTGAAAGTTTCAGTAAATCATTCAGCCGAGCCAACGATTCGGTTACAGTTGTCTCTGCAGGTGAGCGAAATCTTGAAAATGAAACATCCAATGATCCGACGAAAATGTCAGGTACAAAAATGCGAAAGGCTGCTCTCAGAGGAGATGTCGACTTTTTTGGGAAGGGTGTTAAGATAGGTTCAATGACGGACGCGGATGTAATTGATCTGATGAATCTGGTTCGTGCTGGACTTGGGTTTCCTCCCTTCGCAGGAAAGGGCGGAAATCGAAGAAATACCAGAAAGCGCTCTTAAGAATTTATCCTTTGCAGGTTCTGCATGTAAATAATTTCTGCTGTAAATCCATCTTTTTTGTCCTTGTAGGATTCACTCGCCTTCGGTGAAACGCGAGCCTGCTTCTCCATGAGTTTTCTCAGGATATCCTGTTCCTCGGGCGATAAACCGATTTGACCCTCCTTTGGCACCTCGGCTGGTTGAACAGGCATTCCCAGATAGAAGGCACTATTCTCGTTCAAGAGAACGGTCATAATGAGAACAACAAAGATGGTCATGATAAACGCCACGATTACATTGCGCGTGGCAACAAACAGGACGGTAAAGATGAGGGCACGACGAACCCATGGCTGTTGGAAGAATTTTTCTTGTTCTTTTGAGATTTCCATACCGAGAAATCGTCCACCCAAATTCAAGAGCAACATCATAAGCCCAATGAAATAAGGATTTGTGTTGATGCCCACAATGAGCCCTTCCAGCGGATTTAAGGGTGCTGCGGCAGCTAGAACCGGAGGCATAGACGCCATTACTCTATCCAGGTTTGAGTTAGTTTATGGAGATCTTCAAAATAGAAGAAAATAGCAAAGCCAACCATGGAGGCTACATAGGGACTCCAGGACGCCGCGAGAAAGAAGAGTAAGACAAGTGCGAGACGCCACATGGGGTGCGTGTAGAGTTTTACAAGACCTATGCTGTAGGGTGATTCGAAGATCGCACCTTCAAACACATTCCAGATGAAGAAGATCGCCGTAACCGCAATAAAAAGCAGTTTGTCTATTTTTTGCATGTCCATTTAACTCTTCTACTATGGGGAAACAGAGGTATTTTGTACACGTGAATCAATTAATTGCCTGTGTAGACACGTTTTCTTCTTGAATGAGTGTCGGGTTCTCGCCTAGAACGCGCTCAATGAACCACTTCTTTTCACCAGTGACAATGCGCGTATCAGCATTGAAGCCCTCCTTTGTCTTATTGTGTCCGGCACCAATCAGAAGAGCGGCAAAGAGCGCAAAGATGAAGCCAATCGCCCAGCCGTATTTCTGTACAGCAAGGAACGTGCCTCCCACGAGGAGGAGTCTCCCAAGAGTTGTATCAGCAAACTTGGATACATTGGGCGGCAACTTACCGACGAAAACAATTCCAAAGATGATGAGCGCAACGAGCAGGATTTCAAAGGGCGAACCGTATTTCTGTAGAAGTTCCATGAGGTTTTGTTGAAATCCACCTGTTTGAACAACCATTGTTTCTTCTGCTCCAGGCGCTCAAAACATTTTGCCAGAAAGAGCAGGGAGGTCCGGAGGACTATGGAATTTTGTACACTTGAAGATGCATTTCCAGATTTAAAAACAAAGTCGACCGCAAGGAGCGAAGAGAAACGCAAGGCGAAACGCTGTAAAGGACCGGCTCAGACGTATCTAACAGCGCAGGACAGCACGGATCCCGATCGCCCTGCGCAGATTAAGATGCCTGAGGTTCCGCCGGTCAATGAGAAGACGGGGCTCAGAGAACATACTCCGGTAGACGCTCCGCAGGCAGAGCCGTTTCTGGATTCTGGAAGCGAGTACGATCAGCTCCTTTCCTCTTTGTCAGCTGGCACCGTGGCGGGTCCTACGAAGTTGGCAAAGGGAAAGCCGCCGGCTTTCTTTGGTGCTGGAGAGGACGATGATACTACGGAGGGGTTTGCCTCCTTTACTGACGTGATTGGCGATGATCCGGGATATAAGCTGACCCCGGATTTTACACAGACCTTTTCAGCGAAGGGTGCCGCAAAAGCTGGGGGTCTACCGACGGCTGATGTAAATACTAACATCAACTGGAAGCCGCTTACGAGCGGTGGTGCAAAGACGGCATTTTACTCGAAGGTAGTAACACGTCCTTCAGCACCTGCTCCTGTTATGCCCTCATCTGATGATAGTCGTGACCTACTGAAGAAAATGGACAAGATTTTCGCACGCTTAGATGACCTGGAAAATAGGAAGAGTGAGAATGCGCAAACGGAGGTGGTTCTCTTTGTCATGAGTGGTCTCTTCATTTTGTTTACCATGGATCTGCTGGTGCGGAAGGCGGGCAGTGTGCGGCTGGTACGTTAGATAGAATACCGATAAATAAACGCAATTGAATTGCTTTTATTTAGTGGTTTTTATAGTTAGTTATTTAATGGCGGCGGCTGCCCTTGCGGTTCTTGCGGCTGGACTTGCGGCTGGACTTGCGGCTGGACTTGCGATTTTTGCGGCTGCGCCCACCTTTAACTGGTGGTAGACCAGGAATACTCGCTACTCTAGCTCGCGGCTGAGGTCCCATAGGCGCCCCCTTTGTGCCTTTGTACTCAAAAGTTGGCGGCTCCGTTTCATTTGCCAAAAAACTTTCTAATTGATTTTTACTTTGCTTATATACACGAGGAGCATAAGCTTCGGCGTTGAGACCCGGTTTTTGTGCAACCTCTGCTGCCGCTTGAGCTAAATTTGCCTCAGCCTCGGCAGCTCTGCTTTTTAGAGATACATTAGAAGCAGTAACCATGCCATCAGGACCCATGTTTAATCCACCAAGTGTATTTATCACGGCTGTTCTAGCATCATCAGGAGACATTCCAGTGGCTACAAGTGCACGAACCTGTCTTTCAAGTGCTAATTCGTCAATTTTCTTTATTCCTCTATTGTAATAACTACGCTTTATAAAATTTAAGATTCTAGCCCTTTCCTTTATGCGCCCTGAAAGGTAGTTTCTAACTCCGCGTGTTCCTCTGCTTAAAGCTGATGACGCGCGACCACTTGCGTTTTTTAAACTAGCGCCGAAAGCACCCAGACCCCTAGATATACGGTTACCGAATCTACCGAGGGCACCGCGAGTACGATTTACGTTTCTTTCAAACTGTGTCTTTCCATTTTTTTCGTTTTTGAGCGTGAAGTAATTTATCTTCGGGAACGTGAGTGTATAGGGCCACGGGAGAGGAGGATGAGGAGGACTGAGAAAATTTTGTAATTCATTTAACTTCTTCTGTACAGCTGCATACGCAGCGGCGCACCTTTCAGACCGGTTTGCACCCTTTGAAGCACCCTTGACGCAATTTTTCGCAATTCTTGCAGCATTCATGAGCTCACTCGCTGCATTCGTGGCGACTTCATCTACCTTTTTTCCTGCATCTAATACCGCCTTTCCAGTTCTGAAAGCAGCGGTAATAACCGCTCCACCAGCAGCAGTCGCGCCGGCGGTACCTTGCTCCATCGCCAGTTTGAGACCTAAAAGAGTCGCTGCAATGGCTGACTGAATTGTCTTCTTGCCTGACGCTAGCGCATTGCTAACGAGAGTAGAAGGCTTGGAGCGGTCAAGTAGAGTGTCGATCTTTGCAAGAATATTTGCTTCGCATGGGGTACACTTAAATGTGTTATAAGGATTACCGCTGAGGGCTGGCAAAGCAGCAATACCAGCGGCTTCGGCAGCGGCGGCATTGGCAGCAGCAGCCTTTGCGGCAGCAGCAGCTGCATTATTGGCTTCCTTAGCAAAGTGAGCAGCAGCTGCATTTGCGGCAGCACGTCTTTGCGCATTTTGACGAGTAGCCTCAGCCGCACCAAGAAGATATTCTTGACGTTGCAGTCCCCGATTGCGAACACGTTGGAGAGCATTGCTGTTCGCCGGACCTAAGGAATTTCCAGTAGCTGAATAAATACCTTGATAACCAGGCGGTGGTGGGGGCGGAGGATTACCTGAAGCACGTAGTTTCGCGGCAAAAGCGGCGGCGGCGGCTTCCGCTGCGTTATTGCTCGCAATACGCTCCGCCTGAGCTTTCGCAGCCGCAGCATTCTGTGCAGCAACAAACGTAGGACTAGGTGGTACAGCAGGGTAACTCGTTATAGGACCACCTATAGGATCTTTAGGAAGATTGGCAGCTGAAGCACTCATGTTGTTCTGCTTAGTACCAAGAAATCCTGGAGGTCCTAATCCTAAATTACTTCTACCGGGAAGCACTGGTACCTCTAGAGGTACACTAGGTCCACTAGGTAGAGTAGGTAATGGCGCTAATTCAGGCATCGGCGGTAAACCAGCAGCAACTGCCTCACCTGCATTCCTTATTCCACGCTGCCGCGCAGCTTCATTGTTAGCTAGCTTTCTAGATTCGCGCAAGGCTTGTTTTCTAGCATTATTTCCTCGCGCCGCCGCCTCCGCCGCCAGCTTCTGCTGAAGTGCTAACTGGAGTGCCCTTTTCTCTTCACGGGTGGGCATCTTTTTATTCTGATTAGAGTCGACATTTGATGAAAAACGCGCATGTCGTTTTGCTGAATTAGCCGCTTGGGCTCTTGCTAATCCAGGAGTTGTGTTATGCCTGCGTCTATTTCTACGCGAAGATGATGGGACGACTCCAAAAGGATATCCACTTGGACTAATTGCCGGACTAGCGATTGGCGGGCTAACTGGCGGTCTAATTGCCGGGCGAGCATTGGGACCTAATTGAAAAAGAGACCGACCCTCATTCATATTCCAAATATTTGGTTCTTTCCTTGCTCTTGCTGCTTTTCTTTGGTTCCTTATGATATTATTTTGATTTTCAGGAAGAGCAACTTGTGCTGCATTTTGTACTCTTTTACTTGCTCCATTTGGCGCCGGAAGTGGAGTAGGAAGATTGGTATTTGATTCAGCTATGCTTTCTAATGTAGGATTAAATCTACGTGTTGCTTTACGAGTTTGTTCAGAACGCTGACGTGCTGCATTTGCTGCCCTGACTTGATTCGCCCATATAGCTTTTTGCGCAGCAATAGCTTTTGCTGCGGCGTTGGCTTTTGCTGCTGCGTTGGCTTTTGCTGCGGCATTGGCTTTTGCTGCATTAGCATTTATAATTCTCTGTGCCCGTTGTTGATTTAACATTACCCTACGTCTTTGTGACACATTTCTATTGCCTGGATTAGTATAAAGTCCTGCTAATGGTAAGCGATTATATCTTCTTAAACTTTCTCTCCAAGCTGAATTAGACATCTTTATAAATGTAAAGATTTAAAACCACCTATGCTTGGTAAGCGACGACGACCGCCTTCCTGACTTGTATTGGCTTGAACCATGCCATCGTTATTTTCTTCTACATTGCGATTACCATCATTTTGTCCCTCCACGCTAGCAGTATTTGAATTTTCCTCTTCAACTTCCTTTTCAGGTTCAGGACCACGCATCTTCTTCAAAAGTCTTTCATACAACTTCAAATGAATCTTCTTTGTAAATTCCCGCGTATCTTCGCATTCCTTCTTTGTTAATAAAACAGAGTCTTTGAAACAAGAAGCATTTACAAGATTCTTGAAAAAATCCGCAACGCTTTCCATCCATAATTTACCAAATGTCTCTTGTAAGAGATCTTCAGTGAGTTCAATGGTTTCCATGAATTTCTTCTCGCCTTCACTATAATTACCATTTTGCCATTCATTGTACGTAACTTCATTAAAGGGACGTATTTCAAACTTGATACCATCGACGTGAATTTTAATATCTTTGGATTCGTGTCTTGATGTCCCTGGAAGTTCTTCTTCATCTTCATCTTCATTTTCGTTTTTATCTTCATTCTCATCTTCATTTTCATTCTCCTCATTTTCATTTTCGTTTTCATTCTCATTCTCGTTTTCGTCCTCATTCTCGTTCTCATTTTCCTCCTCCTCATCTTGATCCTCTTTGTTCTCTTCCTCCTCCTCATCTTGATCCTCTTTGTTCTCTTCCTCCTTGTTCTCACTTTCCTGTTCGTCTACCAAACCCTTATTGGTCTGCTTATTTCTCCAACCCACACTCTTCTTAATTTTTTGAAAGATGCTAGGTTTCTTTGAAGCTTCTTCTACGCCACCATTCTCGTTGTTACCATTTGCGCCGCCCCTAACTGCCTGTATGATAGCCCCTTCGCCACCACTGAGCAATGTAACATCAGGATTGAAGCCACCACCCTGTACTGGCATAATTCTAGCATTTTCACCACCACTCAATAAACTTACACTTGGATTGAAATTCGGGGGTGCCTGATCTCCCATCTATTTAGAGGACAC